CAAGGTTTGTTAATGCCAAAGTTAAAGTATCGCTTCCGTGCTACTTTTGATAATTTTGGTGTAAGCAATCCGACAACAGAACTAACCAAGCAGGTAGTTGACATTAAACGTCCAAACGTTAACTTCAACCCAATTACCATTGACGTTTACAACAGCAAAGTATATTTGCAAGGTAAACCGGAATGGCAAGAAACAACAATCAACTTCCGTGATGATGCTACTGGTAGCGTAAGCAAGTTAGTCGGTGAACAGATCCAGAAGCAGTTTGACTTCCTGGAACAGGCCAGTGCTCCAAGCGGCGTTAATTATAAATTTAGTTTGACATTTGAAATGTTAGATGGTGGCAACGGTGTAACAACTGTTAATGTTCTAGAAGCATGGCAATTAGAAGGATGTTTTTTAAGCTCAGTAGACTATGGCGACATGGCCTACAACTCCAGTGATCCTGTTCAAATTGCATGTAATATCAAGTTTGATAATGCTACACAAACAGTTGGTGGTATGGTTGGTACAACAGTCATTCCGTTAAATCAGCAGACAACAGTTAACTAATTTTTAGTAACTCAAATAAAAACCTGGCTTAAAAACCCAGGTTTTTTTACGTCATAAATATTAGTATGAGCATACAGTTAAGTCCGGCAGGAAATACTACTATTAAAGATTACCGCCATGCGGCTAGAATCTTTACCGATGATAACTTTAGATTGAGTCCAAAATATGGATTCATGTTTTATGTTGAATTTGACTTTAATCCACTGATCACAAATGTAAGTAACACAGCCGCGCAGGAATTAGGCATGATTGTAAAAAGTGTTAACTTACCCAAGTACACAATTGATACCAAGATTCGTAACGCCTACAATCGTAAGAACATCAGTCAACACAAGATTAACTACGATGCAGTAAACATTACATTCCACGACGACCAAGCAGACAACGTTCGCAACTTCTGGTACGACTACTACAGTTTCTTTTATAGAGACAGTGACTATGCTGATGCCACATATCAAGGCACACACAAATATCAAAGTCGTCCAAGTTTTGACTGGGGTTATACACCTCGTCCTACTATTGGCTATAACAATGCTAACAGTAATCAACCATATCAATATATACAGGCTGTAAGAATTTACAGTTTGTATCAAAAGAATTTTTCAGAGTACGAATTAATTAATCCTACTATCTCTGCGTTCAAGCACGGCGAACACGCCAACAGTGAGAATGGTAGCCTACTAGAACACCAAATGACTTTACAATTTGAAAGTGTAAAGTACTATACTGGTTATGTAACAGAAAATACAGTAGGTGGATATATTGATCTACACTATGATCGCACACCAAGTCCAATAGCACCTCCGGGAGGGGTTGACATAGTTGACGATGGACATGGTGGTTATACCAAAGCCCCAGACATAATCACAGACTTAGCTGGTGTCAATCCGTTGTATGGTGCAGTCAATAACATGCCTGCACTAACTAGCTTTAGTAATTTTTCAGGTGCATTTGCTAGTAAGATTGCTAATGCTACTGCACTAGGCGCTGCCGGAGGAGTTAACATTGGCGGATTTACTATTCCAAGTATCGGCGGACTAAGTGCTGGCTTAACCAATAGTACAGTATTGAAACAACAGTTAACAGCCACTGCCGCTGGCTTAGCAGGTACCGCAGCCGCAAGTTTGGCCAATGGTGTATTAAGTGGCGTAACAAGAGCATTGGGCACACAAGGTACTGCTATTGTTGGCTTGGCCGCACAAGCTATTGCTAACCCAAGTGCCGCACTGGCCACAGTACAAAACATGGCAATCAAGTGGGCAACACAACAAGCAACTGCCTTGGTTAATCAAGGTGTGTCGTATGTATTGTATGGTGCCAATGGTAATGGAGGTCTTGTTGGGGCAATTGGCACTGGACTAGGTCAACTAAACACAGCACTGGCATTCAATAATGCATCAACCTTCACTGGGGGCATTAACAATATTGGTGCAGCTATATCAACAGCATTTGGAGATCTTGGAAGAAATGCTACTATTGCCGGAGACTTTGCGCTCAATGCTCCTGCAGGTATGTCATTTGATACATTTGCCAATGGATACTTTGAATAATGTCTAATCAAACCACAACTGCAACCAATATACAGTCCACTAATGTATCTCAGAATACTAATCAGGACAGTCAAAAGTATTTTAATAATTTTTATAGTCCCGAATATGTACTCGGCGCTGATCAAAATGATGTACTCAATGCTTATTTTGAACAGTATACCGGAGATGTAACTAGCGGTCGTAATCTAGCGTCTGCAATTACGTATACAGCCAAAGCACAAAACATAGACCCAATGAGTATACTAGACGAATTTAGAAAAATGGGTCGTGGCCAGTTAAACAATTATCTAGCCGCATTCTTAAATGTTAATCGAGTACCCACTAGCCAAATTGGTATCAACTCTGGCACCACTACCAACAGATACGTTCAACGAACAATACTCCCATAATGAGCAAATACGCACAAGGCAAATTTCAACTACAAAATCCCCAAAAGTACGTAGGTAACAAAACACCTACTTACCGTTCAAGTTGGGAGTATGTATTCATGCAGTTCTGTGATAACAATCCCAACATACTACAATGGGCTAGCGAAGCGGTACACATCAATTATAAGAATCCCTTAACTGGAAAAAACACAATTTATGTTCCAGACTTCCTGCTAACTTATCAAGACGCACACGGTAAACCACATGCAGAAGTAGTAGAAGTAAAACCCAAAAAAGAAACCACTTTAGAAGGTGCAAAAAATATTCGGGATCAAGCAAGTGCTATCCTTAATATGGCCAAATGGGAGGCCGCAAGAATTTGGTGTAAAGCACACAACATGACTTTCCGTGTAGTTACTGAAGACATGATCTTTCATCAAGGTCGAAAATAATACCAATAAATATTGGTATGACTAAAAAACTTGAATCCTTATTTAACCTACCCCCATCAGACGATCCTATAGATCCCACGGTAGAAGAAAGCAAAAGCCTAATAGAAGAAAACCGTGATTTAATCACAGAAGTAAACGCGGCCATTGATAAAATAGACATAGCTCTGCCCACTGTACACGATTTAGATACTGCTGATGATGAACTAGATGAGCTGGCAAAACTAGCCAAAGACAAAGCCGAAGATCTCATTGATTTGGGCATGAATGTAGAACCCAGATTTTCGGGTGTTATATTACAAACTGCTGGTATCATGTTGGGACACGCTATTACAGCCAAAACTGCCAAACTAGATAAGAAGTTACGCATGATTAATTTGCAGTTACAAAAAGCCAAGCTGGATCATCAAATTAAAAAAGATGCTGGCAAAGCCACAGATGATCCAATTGACGGTGAAGGCATTGTGTTAGATCGTAATGATTTGCTCAAACAGATTTTGGGCAAGCAAGGCAAATAATTGCCAAAAAGAATAAATATAAGATATATAGGAATATTAAGATGAAAGCGTTCCAAAGCTACATTTACGAAATTAACAAGCCATATGAATTTCGTATTAAAATGGCTACCATTAACCCTAAGACAGTTATGGAGCAAATTAAAAATGCACTAGACACTTACCAATTGGAAAGCGTTAGTGCTGTTAAGAGCATGCCAATACAGGAACACCGTGAATTCCCACAATCGGGTCCTTGTGAGTGCTGGACATTTGATGTTAAGGTTGCATATCCATGCAATGCCGCACAAGTTCTCCAGATTGTTAAAGAACGTGCTCAATTAAATCCAGATTGTCTTTGTGTTCGTAATCTTAATGAAGCAATTGATACTGACGAACAAGAAGCCCATGGACAAGATCACAAAGGTGCCTTGCTAGATGACCCAGAATTAAAATCAGATTCTGAAGGACAAGCCCTAGCAGGTCAAAGTCGCATTGGTAGTTTATTAAAAGAATTAGAGTCACGTAAGTTTGAATTTGCTGCCGAAGGCGAAAAGACAGGCGTAATGGCTTCAGACAAGACAGGTGATACCAGCCCAATCGGTACACACCAAAACAAAGTATACAAAGCAAAAGGTTAATACAAATGAGCAACAATCACCCAAACGATAACATCTATAGCATACTAGGCAAGTTGGCAGCATTAAAGCCAACTCCAGAAGAAAAGCGTTTTGCACTTGTAAAAGAGATTCGCGAAAGTGTTGAAGCTCAAGGTAGCATTACCGAAGGCGTTAACTCAGTTGAAACCAAGTTAAGAAAACAACTTGCTGAAAGCAAACTTGATGAGCTAAGTCCAGCAACTCTTGGATCTTATGCCAAAAAATCCAGTGCCGATGCAGCAAAGAGACAAGGTAAGGTCACTGGTACAAATCAATTCCACAAAGGTTCGGAATTTGCTGTTAAAGCATTTTACGGTGACACAATTCAGTCACGTCCAGATCGTACTGATCCTAAGATTGCACAACGTCAAGCCGGCGTTGGTAAAGCAGTTGATCGATTAACTAAAGAATGCACCATGTGTGAAGCGGGAGACTGCAATGAACATGGTGTGCGTGAAGCAAAAGGTGTTGATCCATTGCGTAAAAAATACGGTAACGTTATTAACAAATGCTTTGGTAAAATTTATGATTACGGCGATGAAGGTTTAAATTATTTAGATGATTCAGCCCCAACATGGTTTGATCTATTCAGCGATGATCAATACGATGGCGATATTGAGACTATTATTGCACAAGCACCAATTGATTTATTAAAAGTATCTGCAAAAGAATTAATAAATGTAGTAGATGATTTAAACGGCGGTGTGTTTGAAGGTGCCGACGATCTTAGATCTTCTGTGTTATCGGTACTACAG